GTGTTGAGCGCGTTATTGAGCTTGGTGCTGTGCTCGTTGAGCCTGACGATGTTGATGCCCGCGATCTGTAGGGCTCTTTGCAGCCGCTCGATCTCGGCGCGTAGATCTTCCACATCCTCGGTGTGCTCCTGCTCGGTCATATTTTGATCCCGAGTAGCTTTCTGAGGCTTGCGGCGTGTTCCCGTATATCCTCGATCGTGCCGTCGCACTTGGGATCGCTGCGCCAACCCTCAATTCGACGGGCTAATCCTTCGAGGAAACCAGCGGTAAACGCGAGATGATCTTCGTAAAGCTGCCGCTGCCTGTCACGCTTCTTGACGTCGTCGATGAAAGTATCTTCGCTCATTTGTGCTCGCGCTCCGGGATGTCCATGGCGACGTACCTGTCGGCGGCGCGGCGCAAGATCGAGAGCGCGAACTCCTGTGCGATGTTCTTCGGCATGGCGAGCCAGTGGACCTTCTTGCCGAAGTCGATGACGATCTGGCCGCTCGAGTCCTCGGTGATGGCGACGGTCAGCTCGCCCTCGTCGTCCAGACGCATCGCCAGCGGCTTCACACCCTCGGTCATCGGGTGATCCTCTTCATGGCTGTCCTCCAGGCGCCGTGCGCGGAGGTGACGCCCTCGGATAATACCAGCCCTTCCGGCAGCCAAGCGAGCAGTGCGTCGATCAGCTGGGTGGAGCAATCGAGCGCATGCACGACCTTGGCGGCATCGGCTTGGATTTTGAGCACTTGCTCGGAGCAATCGGCGATGTCTTGCTGCGCCTGACCGAGTTCGAGCATGAGGCCAGTGATCTCGTCTTCCTGTCGTTTGATGATCTTGGCACCGGCTTCCAGCAGGATGGCGATCTCGGCCTCGCGCGCGTGCGTCTGGGCTAGCCGCTTGGCTGCCTCGGACGCCTCGCGGCGCGCGATCTCGTTGGCGGCATCGGCGTTGTGATCGGCCATGGCCATGTTTTTCTCCGGGAAAAAGTGCGCGGCAGGCTGGCCCAAACTTGCCCTTTAGTGCGGACATCGGGGCAGGAGCCAGCTTTGTCGGGTCTGCAGTGCCTAGCCGCGCCGAAACTCTCTAACATGTATTGCAAATGGATGCAATCTTGTTACAGTCGGTTGCATGCCCAAGTATGCTACACCGATAGCAAACCGATCGGCTCAGCTGGTTATACGGATCACGCCTGCGGAACGGCGCGCTTTCGAGGATCACGCATTGAAAGACGGGCGCTCGCTCTCGGCTTGGGCCAGAATGGCGCTCTTGCGCCAGATTAGAATCGATCAAAAGAAGGAGATGGACAATGCGCGTAACTCAGAGCGAGGCTGAGCGGCTTTCTTTCGGCGAAAAAGCCGTGGGGCTCACGTTCAACCCGAGCGGCGACGATCGCGTCAATAAGATCAAGAAGCTCTACGCCGATATCATCGATTTCTGCAACGATGAGCGCTCGGCGACCAAGGAAGAGCTGCAACACGGAAACGAGAAAGCGCGGCTCTACTCGATCGCGATCACCAGCGCGCAAGAAGCCCAGATGTGGTGCGTGAAAGCAATTACGTGGCGAGATGATTGATGGTTCGTGACATGTTGTTCGAATGGGTGAAGCAAGTCAGAGAACACGCGCGCGAAAAGCACAGCATCAACTTGGAGCCGCACTAAGTGACCGAAGCGTTTCCGATCAAGGACGACAAGCTCGCCGAGCAGTCGCTTGTCTCGCTGCGCAAGGAGCTGGCGATACGGCTCGAGCGCAAGGCGCAGGCCAAGCGCGGTGGTCTCGTGCAGTTCGTCAGATATTTCTGGGAGATCCTGGAACCGGAGACGAAGCTGGTCGAGGGCTGGTTGCTTGACGATATCGCCATGCACCTGGAGAGCATCACGCTGGGGAAAATCACCCGACTTCTGATCAACGTGCCTCCAGGCAGCATGAAATCGCTCATGGTCAACGTGTTCTGGCCCGCCTGGGAGTGGGGCGCGATGAACATGCCCTCCATGCGCTACGTGAGCTTCTCGTATTCGTCGGGCCTCACCGAGCGCGACAACACCAAGTTCCGCAAGCTCGTGCAGAGCGAGAAATACCGTGAGCTATGGGGAGATCGTTTTGCGCTCGAAAAAGAAGGCGAGATCAAAATCACCAACGACCAGACCGGCTCGAAGTTTGCGTCGTCAGTTAAAGGCATTGGTACGGGAGAACGCGGTGACCGGGTGGTTATCGATGACCCTCACGATGTTCACAAATCCGAGTCGGACATTGTACGTGAGGATACCCTGCGTTGGTTCCGGGAAACGATTACGGACAGGCTCAACAACCTTGACGATTCGGCCATCGTTATCATCATGCAGCGGGTTCATCAGAGCGATATTTCCGGCTTCATCCTCGAACAAGGCTGGCCCTACTGCCACCTCATGGTCCCGATGGAGTTCGAAAAGGGACGCGAGCCCTACAACCCGCTCGGCTGGAAAGACCCCCGTGTCGAAGACGGCGATCTCGCATGGCCGGAGAGATTCTCGCCGGAAGCGGTTGCCAATATCGAGCGCGAAAAGGGAAGTTTCGCGTATGCTGGACAATATCAGCAGAGGCCTTCGCCGCGCGGTGGCGGGATCATCCAAAGAAACTGGTGGCGGCCCTACACGGAGCAAGAGTGCGGCAAGTTCGGCGTCCCGTGGCCGAAATTCCCGATCATGAGCTACACGGTGCTGAGCATCGACACCGCGCAGACCGAAAAGAAGCTCAACGACCCCTCGGCGGGCGTCGTTCTCGGCGTGACGCGCGATATTTGGCAGAACCGAAGATTGATCCTCATGTGGGCCTGGACCGAGCGCATGGAACTCTTCGAGTTGACGAAAAAAATCGAGGAAACGTGCAAGAAGTTCAAGGTGGATAGAGTTCTCATCGAGGACAAGTCCTCGGGCATCCCGGTGGCGCAGGAGCTGCGCCGCCGCGGAAGAATTATTTCCGATGTGATGAGCCATAATCCGAAAACCGCAGACCGCGCGGACTTCGGCGTACAGCTGGTCTCGCCGGAAGGCGACAAAGTCGCGCGCATGCTCGCCTGTCAGAATCTCTTCGAGTGCGGCATGATCTACGCGCCCGCCGAGTCGACGGGGATGGGCGACTTCTTGTTCAAGGATTGGGCCGACAAGGTGATCTCAGAGTGCGCGGATCTGCCAAAAGGCGCTCACGACGATCTCGCCGACGCCATGTCGCAGGCGCTCGTGCACATGCGAAAGCTCGGCCTCGCAACGCTGCCCGACGAAGACGAACTCGAAGACATCGAGGAGAACAAATATCGCAAAATGCCGGACGCGCTCTATCCGGCTTTCGGCGGCAGCGGGCTGATCATTACGGAGGCGCGATGATCGTCAATCTTCAGGACACCGACAACGAGAGTTTTCTGCGGCACTGGGCGGAGCGCGCCTACGATCAGGTCCAGCTGGCGCAGATCGCCGCGGTCGAGCGGGTGTTGATCGATTTCGCTGCCAGCGCATGGCGGCCAGCCGGGACAATCGAGCCGCCGCTGGACATATTGTTGCTCTGCGCGTGCGAGGAAGGCGTCGTCCTGATGACGCAGAACAAAATCGGCGAATGGCGCACCTCGACTGGCATGCCGCACAAGCCGCCGCGGGCCTGGATGCCCTGTCCGGCGCCACCGTCTTCCTAAGGAGCCGAGAATCGGGCTAGACTTGCCGCTCCCACCGGGGTAGCGAGCCGGTCCATGCTCATTCTTGCATCCGCGTCCGATCTGATCCAGCTCCAGGTTGGCAGCGCTGGCCAGATCGACGTTCACGCCAGCTGGATGGATAACGTCTCTGGCGCTGTCGGCCCCGGTCGCACCAACACGCCGGAAATCACCACCTCGGGCACCACCACGATCGTCGCCGCTCCCGCCGCTGGCAACCAGCGCAACATCAAGACGCTGCACATCCGCAACCGCGGCGCCGCGGCCAACCAAGTCACCGTGTTTCACACCGACGGCACGACACCCGTGCAGCTGCAAAGCGTCAGTTTGCTCTCCGGGTACACGCTGCAGTACATCGATGAGATCGGTTTTCTGCCGCCGCTCGCGGGGAACATCTGATGCTGCTTCTCACCTCGCCCAACGATTCGGTGCAGATCGTCACCAGCGCGGCGGCGATCATCAATGTGCACACCAGCTGGGTCGACACCAACACTGGCACCGGAGCGATCACCCCCGGGCGCACCAATACCGCCGTCTCGGCCGCCGCGACGACGGGTGTCGCTGGCTCGCCCGCCGCCGGGACACAGCGCAACGTCAAGACGCTGAATATCCGTAACGTCGATGCCACGCTGCCGTGCGATATCACCGTGCAGCACACCGACGGGACCATCGTCGCGCAGCTCTACAAGCGCACGCTCGCCGTCGGCGACATGCTCGAGTATTCCGATCAGGCTGGCTTCTCCTGGCTCACGGCCTCGGGCGCCAGTGGTGGCGGTGCCGGAGGCGGTGGCGGCGGCGGTTTCACGACAGGCGACATCAAACCAACCCTCAAATCCGTCGCCGATACCGGCTGGATTATCCCCAACGACGGCAGCATCGGTAATGCCGCCTCGGGCGCAACAACCCGAGCCAACGCCGATACCCAGGCGCTCTTTTCGCTGCTCTGGCCGGGTACGTTGCTGGCAGCCAAGGTCTGCACGATCTCGATCGCCTCACCCGCGGTGATCACCGCATCCGCCCATGGACTCAATGTTGGTCAAGCCGTCTCGTTCTCGACCACGGGGACGCTGCCGACGGGGATAGTTGCTGGCACGACCTATTACGTCATCTCGACTGGCTTCACGGCGTCGCATTTTCGGATATCGGCAACCCCCGGCGGGACAGCGATCAATACCTCGGGAACACAATCAGGTACTCAGCAGGTCGCGGGGTATATGGCGTTGGCGGTCCAAGACAGCACAGGTGCGGTGGTCACCCGTGGGGCCAATGCTGCCGCCGACTATGCCGCAAATCGAAGGTTGGTTCTTCCGCTTATTGTGGGGCGCGTCCTTGCCCAAGCCGGTGCGGGTGCTGGCCTTGCGATACACTCTCTCGCCGACACAATTGGCGGTGAAACCTGTACGCCGACAGAGGCCACGTTGGCCTCGCATACGCACCAGTTCCTCGGTGGGCAAGACGGGATCAACAGACCTCCTTTGAGCGACGGGCCGGTGCCTGGGAACAACAACTTCACGTTCTCGGGGACAGACAGTATGCAGTACATAGCCATGCAGCCCGACGGCGGCGGCCAGCCCTTCAACATCATGCAGCCGACGACTTACGTGAACTACATGATCAAGCTCTGAGGAGGCGACATGGGCGAGTTTCATCACCATCCCGACGGCCTGATCTACGTCCGCCCCGACACCGGGACGGTCTATGTCGACACGCTGGCGCATTTCCAGGCCGACTATGGCCAACCGGCCCCGGCACTCCCCCTCGATGGAACAGACGAACAGCTCTATACCCAGAATGTCCGCCATGCTTATAAGCGCAGCGGCATGGTGCTTTCGGGCGGCCCGCGCGTCTATACCTGGGGCGACAACTGCATCGCGGCGATTGCCAGCCTGTTGGCAGCGCAGGCAGCACGGCCACCAACTCCGACACCGCCTCCCGGGTGACGTGACACGGGGGATAAATGGCTCTTGACCCTCCTGGCATGAATGGTGTGCGGCCGACGGAGCACTATCGCAACGAGAGCGACATCCTCGGTCAGCCAGCGGGCCTTGGGGAGAGCGATCCGGTAATCGTTGTTCTTCAGGAAGACGCCGAGAAGTCGGTTCAGAACATCGGTATCGAGTGTGCCGATGGTTCGCTGATCATCCGGCTTGATGGGAAAGCTCCCACGCGGGAGCCCAAGGGCAACGCCAAGCAGCACGACGCGAACTTGGCCGAGTTCATCGACGCGATCGAGCTGGCCCGCATCTGCGATGATCTTCTCAATGGCATCGATGCTGACTTGCAGACGCGCCAGGAATGGCTCGACCGGCGCGCATCCGGCATCAAGCACCTTGCGCTGAAGATCGAAAACCCGCGAGCGC